ACACCATGCTGGCCCTTATTATAGAAAAAATGACACCGCAGAAAGCATCCGCGCCGCAAAATATTTTAAAAGAGGCTGAAATAAGGGCCTCTTTAGGACAATGAAATGGATGGATCGTTATTTTCAATAGATGAAGAAAAGGACATTTGCGCCGAGATCCGTGCATGGTCGGCCTATGCTCTTGAGAAGAAGTCCCCGTTCTTTAATGATCTTCCGCCTTGTCCCTATGCCAAAAAGGCTTGGTTAGAGGGCCGCGTTGCGATTATCTTCAAATACGGTGGTAGCCAGTGCTTCTATTCCGCTTTGGCAGAGTTTTCGGACGCTTTGGACCTAATAATCATTGTGGACCGCAATATTAAGCAATCTCCTGATGACTTTCACGAGTATTTAGCGCAAGTTAACAATGCAATCTCTGTTGGAGTCTTCGTGGACCGCGATCTGTGGGTCATGGGCTTTCATCCAGAGGACGATGCTAACGACTTTATTGATGACGGGACGTTTGAACCGCACGTTAATACGCCTTATGCCTTAACTTTTATTCAACGATTGAGTAAAGTGCAAGAAGCGGCAGACAAGCTCAAAGAAATGGGCTATTATGACCAATATCTAGAAGAATATAACGCGGAAGAGTTATATAAGCAACGCAAAGATTTATACAGGAGACTAAAAAATGGCAATGAGTCCTCGTAAGATGATGGCCAGCGGCGGCGCGGTTAAGAAAATGCGCGGCGGCGGCATGGTTAAAAAGATGAGTAAGGGCGGAGAAATGATGAAAGCCCCTACTAAAAAGCCTAAAGCAATGCGCATGGGTGGCATGGTAAAGAAAGAAATGATGTAAATGACATTGACGCGCTCTTCTGCCCCCGGATTATACGCTAACATTCAAAAGAAGCGAGCCCGCATAAAAGCGGGCTCGGATGAAAAGATGCGCAAACCGGGGACAAAAGGCGCGCCAACGTCTGCGGCCTTTAAAGCTGCGGCAAAGACTAGGAAAAAGAAATGACCGTATCTGGCACAAAACTCTTTGAACTAGATGTAACGGAATACATTGAGGAAGCTTTTGAGCGCTGCGGGCTTGAGGTTCGAACAGGGTATGACATGAAGTCTGCCAAGCGGTCTTTGAACATCATGCTTGCTGAATGGGCAAACCGCGGGTTAAACCAGTGGACTATTCAACAGGTTTCGGTAACCGTGACGCAAGGAACGGCTGCATATAGCCTTGGTGCGGATACGATTGACATCTTGTCCGCGGTTGTTCAACGGGATGGTGTTGATTATGGCATTAGCCGCGTTAGCCGCGACGATTTCTTGAACATCCCAGACAAAACCTCGCAATCCCGTATTTCTCAATTCTATGTAGATCGGCAGATCACGCCTTCTTTGAAGGTTTGGCCTACCCCTGACAACAGCACAGACGTAATTATATACAACCGTCTTGTTCGACTGGATGACGCGGGCGCTGCGGCCAATACGCTGGAAATTCCTTTTCGGTTTTATCCCGCACTTTCTGCCGGATTGGCGTACTATATCTCTTTGAAAAGAGCGCCACAAAGAACGCAGATTCTCAAGGCTGTGTACGAAGAAGAGTTAGAGCGCGCGATGGCCGAAGACCGTGACCGCGCATCCTTCCAAGTTGCACCCAGCCTTGAATACTACAGGATGGGCTAATGGGCAAATACGCTACAGGAAAGCATGCTTTAGGCATATCGGACCGCTCAGGTGTGGCATACCCGCTCCACATGATGCGCAAAGAGTGGACAGGCATGCTTGTAGGGTTTGATGAGTGGGAGCAAAAGCATCCACAGCTATTGACGCGTCGAAAAGTAATGGATCCACAAGCCCTAAAGAATCCCCGCCCAGACATCGTAGAGCCTTTAGATGTTTTTGTTGGGGTTCCCCTTGTAGAAGCACCAAATTTACGGGCATTGACTGGAATAACCCAAATAGGCCAAGTTAGCGTGGTAATAACATGAGCTTTACATATGCCCAATTAAAACAGGCACTTCAGGATTACACAGAGAACACGGAATCTTCTTTCGTGAGTAACTTGCCCTTGTTCATTAGGTTGAGCGAAGAGCGCATTTTAAAATCGGTGCAGCTTAACCTCTTCCAAAAGAATCAGTCGGGTACGATGACCACGGGCAACAAGTATCTTGCTGCTCCAAGTGATTTCTTGGCTCCATACTCTTTGAGCATTGTAAACAACGGAGACGTTGAGTTCTTGCTGTTTAAAGACTTGGATTTTGTTCAGGAATATAACCCCGATTCAACGACAACAGGCGTTCCAAAGTACTATGGCCAGTTTGACGTAGATAACTTTATCCTTGCACCAACGCCAAATGCGGACTTTGCTGTGGATATTCACTATTTATATCGCCCTGCAAGCCTTACTGCGGGATCGGAAAGTGGGACAACATGGTTAAGCGATAATGCTGAAATTACACTTCTTTATGGTGCTTTGATTGAAGCATATACATACATGAAGGGTGATCCAAACCTTATGAATTTGTATAACCAACGGTTTATGGAATCATTGGGCAGAATGAAAAACATGGGCGAGGCCCAAGAGACTATCGATCAACATCGTTACGGCAAGGTTATGGTTCCACGCTCATAGGGGTGTGCAGAACGTAACTTTTGCGGTATAACAGAGAAAAGACAAGGAGACTTTGATATGGCCTTTACAGGTAACTTCCTCTGCACGTCCTTCAAGGTGGAACTCCTTGCGGGCACTCATAACTTCACAACCGGCACTGGCGATACATACAAACTAGCGCTATACGATAACAGCGCTGCGTTTACTGCGGCGACTACTGCCTATACCGTGACAAACGAAGTGTCTGGTACGGGCTACAGTGCTGGTGGCGGTACGCTAACGAACGTGACTCCAACATCTAGCGGCACAACTGCCTTTATTGATTTTGCGGATCTTACGTTTTCAACAGCTACCATTACTGCTCGCGGTGCCTTGATTTATAACTCAAGCGCAGCGGGTAACCCTGCCGTTTGTATATTGGACTTTGGCGCAGATAAAACATCGACTGCGGGTGACTTTACTATCGTGTTCCCAACAGCGGATGCAAGTAACGCTATCGTCCGGA